TGCGTTCATTTTCTGAATATACCCGGTTATAATATATAAAAACAAAAAAAGCTATTCATTTACATACATCACGATATCATGGAAAATTATACGGTATTTCTTGGCCGTGAAATAATTTACAATAATATACGTGATTTCTTAGCATCATTTCAAAAAAATAAGTCTGATTTGACATTCAAACGAGGTATATACATCTATGGAGCACCAGGCTCCGGAAAAACCGAATTCATCGTTCGATTATTAAAAGAGTTAAATTATGATATGGTCAAGTATGATGCAGGTGATATTCGTAATAAGTCAATCATCGAATCCATTACACAGCATAATATTTCTGATAAGAATATCATGTCTATCTTTCAACGCAAAGTCAAGAAAATCGTCGTGGTAATGGATGAACTCGACGGAATGAATAACGGTGATAAAGGAGGAATTACATCTCTTATTAAACTTATTCGTCCTAAAAAAACGAAAAAACAGAAACAAGAAGAAATAACGATGAACCCTATTATATGTATTGGGAATTATCATGTGGACAAGAAAATAAAAGAACTAATGAAAGTCTGCTATGTTTATGAGTTGAAAACACCAACACCTGCACAAATGACACAAATTATAGATATGACATTGCCAACAATAGACACGACGATGCGAAAGAACATTATTACATTCGTCCAAGGCAATCTACGAAAGCTAAATGCCGTGATGGAAATGAGCAAAAAATCAAACACGATACTCGCGAATAATATTATTCATGCCATATTTCAACCAAAGACATATAACGAGGACATCAAAAAAATAACCGAAAAATTAATGAACATTGAATATCCAATATCGGACCACAATGTTCTTATCAATGAAACCGACCGAACTACGATAGGCTTATTATGGCATGAAAACATAATAGATGTTCTCGAAAAAATGCCAGTACATATTTCGGCACCATTTTACAAAATTGTATTGGACAATATATGCCAAGCCGATTATTTTGACAGAATTACGTTTCAAAACCAAATATGGTTGTTTAATGAGTTGTCATCTTTAATTAAAACATTTTACAATCATTATTTGTATCATAAATCATTTCCGAAAAAGGCGCGGTTTCATCCAACGGAAGTTCGTTTTACAAAAGTACTTACGAAATATAGCACGGAATACAACAATCAGCTATTTATACAGAATTTATGCATTCAACTTTCAATGGACCAAAACGACCTTTTTACATTTTTTATGACATTGAAAAAACAGTACAATGAGGAAGAAATTCCACGTATTTTAGAAATGTACGAGATCACAAAATTAGATGTAAATCGTATTTACCGGTATTTAGACAAATATATGGAAAAAATGGAACCAGATACCGAAGAGGATGGTGGTGCATATGAATGTGAAAATGATATTAATGAATAAGAAACATCGTGGAAATATGCGTTTAAATAATACCGAAAACATATTATGAGTATTTAGAACCAATTAAGAATATTACTATGGGCGCTTCAATCTCATTTGATTCAAAGTATCGTTTAATTTTAGACACAGAGGTGGAATGTATTTCAGTAAATCCACCAAATACAAAATCATCGGCTTCTGCGCCTACATCCACGGATGACAGACGTAAAAACAAAAAGGGTGGCCGTGTTAGTGATAGTGATAGCGAAAGTGACCATGGCAGCGAAAGCGATAGTTCGAATGCAAGTGAGAGCGACAGCGAGAGTGAAAACAAGACATATACTGTGAAACTTACACCTGAAATCATAAGTTATATCCGTAGTTATCTTCGTAAAAATGAATTTTTAGACGAGTTTGATTTAATTACTGAAATTGACTTGGATAATTATGACCATGCTCCAGGTTCCGCATTGGTATTTAATTCCGACTCGATTGTGTTTAACACAAACAATCAAACAATTGAGTCGGTTGGAGAGTGGGAGTATCTTCCCCCGGAGCATGAAGAAAAGCAAGCGCATTCTTCATCGAAATCAAAATCCAAAACAAAATCGAAGAATAAGAACCGCCGCGGACATGATGACAGTGAAAGCAACAGTGATAGTGATGATGACAATAGTTCGAATGAGCGAAGAGCATCGAAGTACAAAACAAAAGATGACGACTTGCCGGTTAGTGAAATTGAAAATATTCTGAAGGTGAAATTTGAAGAATATAATAAAGGTCGTGAATTCATTATTCATGAATCCAAGAATAGTTTTCTGTGTTTGAACATTAACTCTGTTGAAATTGTAAAGGCATGAATAAGCATACAATAGAATAATATCATTTTATCATTGTGATATTATTCAGTATTCAGTATTATACATAAATCGTTTCAGATTGGGTAGGTCCTTGAACTTCATTTGACACCGGTGCGGGTGCCGGTGTAGGATGCGCTGGTGCTGGCACACTTTGTTGTTGGATTTTATATACATTTGAAAGTTGTAACATAAGTTCTCTTACGTCATGTTTTAATTGTACTATTTCTTTATCTTTTGCAGCATTATCTGCTTGTAATTGTTGTATAATTTGGACAACCTGTTGATTATTGAGTGAAACTGGTTCTTTTCCAGGTTCTTGTAATATGATTTTACCTCCTCCTGCAGCCGCAGCCTCTTCCGCCATTTTTGCACGATCTTTTTCTATTTGCAATGTCTGTGCGATAACATCCGGCTTCATTTCAGGGCGACCTGGCTCATAATTCGCCAATAGCCCTTCTAGCTCCACCATATAAAACCGTCGAAGTGCATTGTCCTTAATAAAATCCATTACCTTTTTCGGTGAATCTCTCACCACCTCCGGATTTGCATTTACCAACAACTTACGTTTATCGAACGTGTTATGTTCATGTGAAAATACAAGAATGACCTTCATCGGGTCCAATTGCACGAATGGTACAGTATAATCTTTCAAAAATGCACGTTCTTCCGCCAAACACGCATCATCGTTATACTTATGCTGTTTCAGCAATTTACGCTTAAATGCAAATGTTCCCGCAGTAGCATGGTTCGGTCCATATGGGCCAAAACGCTTCATCTGTTTAATATGTTTGAAATAAATATAAATTTCACTAGAACCAGCACACAATGCTTCAGGGTGTGACATTAACATTTCAACTGCATGGGATACGCGTTTAGGTGGGTAATAATCGTCATCGTCCATATAGACAAGTATTTCACCCCGCGACTTCTCGTGCATAAGGTTACGTTTTTTACCAAGCGTCATTTTGGTTTCATATTTGAAATACTTAACACGCGGATGTGATGCAACAAGGTCTTCAATCGGGTCTGTTCCGTCATCAATAATAATCCATTCCATTCGGTCCTGTGGATAGTCTTGGTCGTTAAAACATGAAATCATTGCATTTATAAAAGGACGACGATTAAACGTGGGAGTACATACACTGACAAATGGATATGTCTTGAAATACTCCGGTGTCGATTTTTCGGCTGGTTTTGCCATTGTTGTTGAGTTTTTATTTTTTCCACCCATATTTTTTTGTAATGTCACTGTTAATCGTATCGTATAACTGCGAATATAATAGCTCTTATACGATATTATTTATGTCCTTTCTGTCCTTTCTGTCCTTTCTGTCCTTTCTGTCCTTTCTGTATTATCATCCCCAATTTTTAATACTATTAAAAAAATTCATTATTCCATTCCAGTAATGAGTAAGATATAATACAAACAACATCAAAATGACAATCGCTGCTACATTTATATCAAGATACTCAAATGCATAATACATGAGTGTCAAGTTGAAAAAGAAGAATATAATAGGAACATAGCGCGAATATAACTCACGGTACTGGTCCCAGTGAAGAAGAGGATAAATAAAAAACGTTCCGATAAACTGAATAAGTTGTACAAAATATGATATAACCGGAATTATACCCAGACCAAAACCAGTTAATAATGACCATAATGACCCACCTATAAATTCTTTACGATGGTCTGTTTGGTTCAAAATCATACCGATTACCGTAGTAAAAAATGGACCTCCCATCAACATAAATCCGACAAATAATAAAAATACAAATGGCATAAGAATAATGAGCAATGGAGATACAACGTCGTATAATTCAGAAGGAATTGCATACGAAATCCGTGTTATTTGATTGAATATAAACAACATCATAGCGCGGTCTGATGTAAATGAAAATATGAAAGAATTATTAATCCATTGCTTAAATCTCGCTTTAATAAAATCCCAATTTAGAAGATTTACCTTTGTTACGCCTTCATCCACGCTGTCACGAACCATATCCACATCATCTTTCGTAAGACAGAACCATTTAAAGACATATGTATCAAGAAGAATTGCAGCCTTCAAGTATATTTTTTTGGTTGTTTCGATTTTATGGTCATCGGCTATTCCGCCAAATTTATCATCACAATCCTTTGCATCACATGACGTATATTCATTTGTATAACAATACGGCCATTCGTGGCGGTCAGTTGGAAATAATTTACTTAAATTCAGGTTATTATTCCTAATACTTTCCGGTGTGGAAAAAAACAGAATATTCACACAGATTATCGAAATAATGATAGTTTCGATAAAAAGTGTCAATACACTTAACCCGAATTCTTTGAGTGCTTCAACGTCAAATATGGATTTTGGCTTTACTTTTTCTTTGGGCTTCTTTTCTTCTTCTTCATTTTCTTCTTCATTTTCTTCTTCTTCATTTTTATCACCTCCAAATAATCCACCTACATTGCTAAACGTCCCTTCTTCTTCCTCTTCGCCATCATTTATATCATCCTCATCATCCGCCATTTTAAAGTTATATATACGAGAGAATATTATCGGTCTATCATTTCGCAGTTATCTTGCATACATTAAACCACAATTCCCTGATACAAACGTGAGTACATTGTACCGCTCCTCGAGGATATGTAAATCATAATTATAAAGATAGATATTTACGTTTGGTTTATTCATTCCGATAATCTCTCGTGTATTTGGATTACAAATCACCTTGACTTCTGCTGCCGAATCCAATGGCGGATATATAGTTGTCAATTCTAATTCAATCTGATTGAATTTGCTCATATTGATAGCACCGCTTGGTTGAAGGTCAAATGGGTCGGAATTCAGGCAGAAATTGTAGCAGTAAATCCCTGGTTTTGCACTTCCACGTGTGCGCGTGTATTTCTCTACATAATTATACACACCTGCATCAAGTAAATTCTCTCGGTACTTCCCATTCAATGAAATCCCTAACATCTGCAAAATATCGCGTTCATTTTCCGACTGAAAGTCTCCTGTAATATGAAGTCCAGTAAGACGTTTGTCTTTCGGGTTGATACCAGGGCCAATTCCATTTTTTGGACCGTTTTTATCGAAGAAGTAACGGTCAAATGGAAATGCTGGATTAGGAGGCTGACTTAGAATATCACTTACCTTGCTAATATTTTCACTAAACGAAGCTGGACGCCAGTCATCGTCAGTGGGAGCAGGTATGATATCATATGGTAAATAACTATACGGCCAGTTTGTATAATTACTCCATTCATTTCGCAAATTAACATCACTCCTCTGGAAAAACATTGTCCATGATGCAACCATTCCCATTGAATTCTCTATTTTGATTTTCTTATTCCCGGTTACATCATTGAATACCCAATCGTAATACGACTTAATCAAGTATTTTTGTTGATTGGCAGCAAAGACTTTGGACTCTTCATCCGAGAGAAAACAATATGTTGACATCAAATGAACATCAGCGTTCCAATCTGTGCGAATGCTTGGATATGAATTCAACGATAAATCAATACTTGGAGGAGGATATAAAAATCGCCACATTTGATGAAGTGGGTTCGTGAAATCTGGTTGAACCACTGGCCAAAAATTTCCAGGGTCACCTACATCACGAATAGTGAATAATTCCTTGACGGGACGTAATGTTACATCTATCTGTAGTTGATTATACTGCAAACAAACAAGCGGAAATGCCATTTTGGAGGAAAGCGTAAACCATGCATTGATTGGAATATATATTTTTCGCCCACGTATCGATGGTTCTGCGCCGGCTGCACTACTTGTACGATATGCATTCGGATACTGGTTCAAACGCGCACCGGAACAACCCGGATTATTTAATTCAGGGACATGACCAGTCATTTCGTTATACAATTCGCGCTTTGTAGAATCTAGGTCGCGCTCCATAATTGCCATCAAATTATTGCCGGTAAATTTTTGAAGCGTCATGCCTCCAACAGATATGACAATTTCCTTCACCATTTGTGTTCCAATATTCTCAATCCACCGAAACTCATACGGCGCCCACATATCTTCTACATTTGCAGGAGGATGTATTGGGCTCCATATGGATGGCAATGTAACGCATATATACGTATCCATCAGTAGTTCAGCATACCTCGGGACATAAAATGTGAATTTAGATTCTTCTGTCATACGTAACTTTTTCTGACCATCAAAATCAATTCTAAACTTTTGAAGGCCAAAATTTGTGTATTTAAGATATGTGCTTTTGAAAAACGACTTTTTTGGATTACCGTTAAGAATTACATTTTGGTTGCCTGTAGCAACAAGATTTAATAAACCACCGGTCATTTAGTATTTTATTGGTTGGACGACTTGTTATATTTGTTATATATAACTTTATATAAAAATCTAATATTATATACAACATAATGAAAGAAAATCAAGTCGAATTCGTATTTATAGGTATAATTATTATCGTTTTTGCAATATGGAAGATATCTGAAATAATTAAAACGAGATGTTATGAAGCAAAAACAAGAATAAAGGAGGGGTTTGATGCAGAAAAAGCGCGAAAAGCGAAAGTCGATGAAAAAAATAATAAACAGCCAGAACTTATGACAAAACTACACGACTTACTTAAAAAAACCAACATCGACCAGTTCAATGTAAGCGGGAAAACATTATCCACAGAGAATTTTACTGTAGAAACACCAGAGCATGAAATGACAGTAAATCAACGTAAAAAGGCGGCGACTATACTTGATAATTTCACAGAGGGCCAACCTCGTCCGGAGCCAGTAGCAGCACCGACTACTGACAAGCCCATTAACGCAGAAAAGGAAGGATTAGAAAACATGAATGAAGATACAAAAGAGTTCATAGACAAAAATATCACTTCGATTAACCCACAAGATAATCAAAGCAAGTTCAAGTTGCGCGATTATTACATCAAGTCGGCATATAATGCATTTAATCCAGATAAATTCAAAAACTCGAATGTCAGTATGGATGCATTTTTGTATGTTATTGCTCGGGGTTGTCGTTTCATCGATTTTGAAGTATTCTCTGTGGACAACCAGCCGGTTATTGCGTCATCGTCGGTGAATTCGTTTAATTATAAAGAGACATTCAATCATATTCCCGTTTCTGATGCATTCGAAGTATTAGGAAGCTATGTTTTTTCTGGTTCAAAATGTCCCAATCCAGGTGATCCATTCATCATTCATATGCGTATGATGTCGCGTAATATCACAATGTATGACAACCTTGCAAAAATAATCTCTCAAAGCAAGACCGTTGCAAGAAACTTGCTCGGACCAAAGTATGGCCGTGAATACCAGTCGAAGGATTTAGGCAATGAGAACCTCCTCGACTTTAAAGGTAAGATTATATTAATGGTGGATGGGACAAATCCGGTTTATAGAAGTACAAAGCTATTCGAATTGATTAATATGAGCTCAAATTCTCTTTTTCTCTCGAAATATACGTATTTTGGTGTAAAGAATATTGGCGATCCGCAAACATTCAAAGAATCGAATAAGAAAAATATGTGTCTTGTTATTCCGGATAAGACTGGGCGACCATTAAACGAAGGGCACAATGGTCCCTATACATGGGGGTGTCAAATCGCTACAATGTGTTTTCAGGAAGAAGCGCGTGATGAAAAGTTAAAAGCATACGAAGATAAATTTGCATCTGTTGGGTATGCGTTTATTTTGAAACCAGAGGATTTGCGTTATGTGCCAATTACGATTGCTCCACCTGCTCCTCCAAACCCGAAATCATCTATGGAGGCGCGCCCGACAGAAGCAGCTGGTGGTGTCAAAATCACATTGTAGTCATATATTCTATAACTACCAATTCAACTCTAAAAATATCTAATCATATGATAGTAGTATATCATATTATTTTAGGTTCATTGAACTATGTTAAAAAACGACAATATAGAAGGTGGAGGCAAAAGCAAGCATGATAATAATGATAATAATGCAACATTTGAAGAAAAAGAACTCGATATCCTGCGCGATGCAGTTGATTTGGTTGAAAAACGAAAGGGTGAGAAAGTCATTCAAGACCCAAAGGTCCAAGAAATCATCTCTATCGTAGAGAAATTTATTGCAGACAAGAAGCTTGTTTGTTATGGTGGAACTGCCATTAATAATATACTACCAGAAGATTCACAGTTTTATAATAAAGATATCGAGCTTCCTGATTATGATTTTTACTCGGATAACGCACTTGATTGCGCGAAAGAACTTGCAGATATATATTACAAGGCTGGTTATGAAGATGTTGAAGCAAAATCAGGTGTGCATCATGGAACATATAAAGTATTTGTAAATTTTACAGGTATTGCAGATATTACACAAATGGAACCGGCATTATTCAACGCAATCTCTCGGGATGCAATCATAAAAAAGAATATACGATACGCTCCTCCTGACTTTCTTCGTATGGCAATGTATCTCGAACTGTCGCGCCCCGATGGCGATGTATCTCGTTGGGAGAAAGTACAAAAACGTCTTACCCTTCTGAATACACACTACCCTCTCAAAGGGTATGATTGCGATAAAATAGAGTATCAACGCGGATTTGATGGTTCAACCATGTCAAATACGGGCGAAATTAGTATTTCAAGGACAAGGTCGCGTTCGCGGTCTCAGTCCAGGTCGAAATCTAGAACGATTACCGTAAAAAGGGGAGGTTCAAAACGTGATTATGATGATGATGAACAAAGTGTTAAGTCACATAGACGTGATGCTATTCGACAAATAATGAATAAATACCATAGTCTGGCTGCATATATGAAACGGTTGTATCATAGTGTATCCTCTCATGAAGAAACACTCGGTGATTTCAAATACTCGATTGAAGAAGACAAACTGACACATCGTTATCGCTTAATTGCAATATATGAGAGATTATTTGGCAAGGACGATGAATTTGTATTGTATTCAATGAAAGCGAGAGATTTAGACCCGACAACAACACCGTCTCCTAGTAAATCTCGGTCTCGGTCTAGGTCTCGGTCGCGTTCTCATTCACGAAGTGAACCAAACGTACCTGAATACTCTATAAAAAAATCAAACATTTCATACCGAGGTAACCGAGAGAAGGAACTCGCTGAAACTGACATCTACAAAATTGTCCGTAATGTATTTATCGCCAATCGCGCTGTCTTTTTTGGTGGGTATGCTAATATATTGTACTCACGATATATGCCTAGACACCAACGACGCATTGTTCGAGAGATACCTGATTTTGATATTCTCTCGGAAGACCCGCGAAAATTATGCGAAGAAGTTGTCCGCGAACTCACTGAGCATAAATATACCGGAGTAAAATATACAAAACATGCAGGTGTCGGCGAAGTCATTTCAGAACACTATGATATTCGAATTGGAGATGAAGTCATTGCATTTTTATACAAGCCTCTCGCATGTCATAGTTATAATACAATACGAATTGATAACGAAATAATACGTATTGCTACAATCGATACAATGTTGAGTTTTTATTTGGCGTTTATTTATGCTGACCGCGTCTATTATGATATCAATCGTATTCTTTGTATGTCGCAGTTTTTATTCGATGTACAGCAACATAACCGGTTAAAGCAAACCGGATTATTACGAAGGTTCAGTATTAATTGTTATGGAAAACAACCAACATTAGATATGATGCGGTTCGAGAAAACGCGGAAATATGAGGAATTGAAAGGCAAACGTGGTTCGAGAGAATTTGAAGAGTGGTTCCTCAGGTATATTCCATACGAAAACGCGGGTGCAGGGACGAAAGCTAAGGCAAAGAATGCGAAGAAGACTGTGAAGAAGTCGCAGAAATAAACGATGATTACCGTAATCCCTCCCCAAGTTTATTGAATATCTTCATAATAACAAAAAATGTTCCGGCAAACATGACACTTGTGGCGGTAAGTCCCATAATTTTGAAATTTCCATCTTCGCCAAATAACGAAGGTAAAAAATGAAGCAACTGGGCACGAAACACCGGCATCTGAAATATAAAATAGAGAACACCTATAAGAACAGGCATTTGAAGGTCATAGTATATGGCTTCAATTGTGTCAAGTTGGTTCGATTGTCGTACATTTGCGCGAGCGATACTTTCCATGGATGTATGTTCCTTGATGTAATCTCCTCTACCTTCTCCATTTGACGCCATCATTTGTGGCTGTGGTACATAGTTGGGACGAGCTTGGTCATCATGAGTGAATGCGTTCGGGTTCATCGGAATATCTCTCGTAGGTATCATTGTCATACCATTGGCACTAGCCCGTTGAACTCCTTGCATAACCTCATTCATTACATTACCCGGTATTTGTGTAGGACCATGTGATGCCATCGCATTATTATCAATATTGGGCGAATAGATAAGCGGTGCCCCCCCTTGCCCTGAACTTGGCATTTGACTGCTTAAAGGTAAATCGTCAATACTTGTTGTGTCGCTCATTATAAAAATAATAGATTATCCTAAATAAAATAAATAAGATTATACATAATGTGAAGAACGAAGAGAACCTCTTTTGGACGCGATGATTATATAGATACGTCTACTAATTATATCTTTCTTATCATATTTTTTAACATGAAGACCCACATATGTTCGTCAATATTTATTAAATACACATCGGGTTCAGTTAGGAGTTCGTTATTGTATTATAAAATAAATATAATAACGAGGTAAATAAATTCATTTTTAAGTAAGTTTCACTTCTTTCTTACCTGCTTCGCATTTCACCGTTTTTGCCTTATATTCATAACACTTATCATCAAGTTTATACGTATCTTTATCTAAATCCTTTAGAGGTGGTGCACGAAACCTAATGCACGAACGGTCTTTGCATACCTTACGAAAAAGTGACGCGATACCTAAACCGAGTATGACTGAAATAATAATACGACCAGTTTCTGTATGAAGTAATCTTTGAAAGCCCATTGTATTCTAATATATAGAGATATAAATTAGAATACAATGAAAAAAGTATAATGGTATAATATTTTGATAGTTAAATTATGAAATTATGAATTGATATAATTATCTATACATCCAGAAAATCCACCATCTATCTTTATATATGCGCAATTATAATTTCCATTTTTTTTCATAATCTTCCAAAGATTTATTAAATGAGTTTTATCTTTAAACGTGTCCATTGTTATACTACATCCGTTTTCAAATTTATTCTCAACAACAGACAAGGTCTCTATAACTCTACAGTCTTGACCGTATTTTTGCATAATTTTTAAAAGTTCCTTACAATTTTTTTGAGTAGAATTTGATACACTTATTTCCGTACTCATTTATATTTCTATTTATATCAATGAATTATAAATATTGTTGGGTTTATATTATATTATTGTCGTTAATTTATCACTTGAATTGGTAAAGTATTCTAAAATAGAAAATAATTCCTATGCGTGGTTTATAGTATATTGTAGTACATATTATTATACCTTTATTGCACAGGTATCTTCTTTATTTTACCTTTTGCATTGGCACATGACACTTCTTTTGCGTCAAATGAAACGCAATTGTCTGCATTGTCTTTAAATTGAAAATTACGAATATTGTCGGGGGTAGGATATACATAAATAATCTTAGGGTTTGGTACCGAAATATATACATAAAATAGTCCGATGGAAAGGCTTACGAGAAATATCGGAAGAGAAATATGTTTGAAGATATCTAACATTTGTGAAGTTGAAAGAGGAAGGCTGGATTGTTTGTTTGATAGTGCTATATTATATCGCGATATTAATCCATTGTCACGCTAATATTTGGTCCGAATTATTTATAGTCCTTCAAAAAGCTTGGCTCTTTCCGCTGCCAATTCTGCAGCCTTACCCTTATACCATGTGGATGATGGGTCAGGTTGATGAACAAATGTTTGCTCAAGTCGTTGTGTTCCAACGACCGGACCGACCGGTCCAACTGGCTTACTCACAATCCGGGTATCCGCAATCCACTTTGGCATAATCACTGGCATGTAAAGCTCATGATAGCTATACGATTTCTGTGAGAGATTGAATTCACCATCATTATACATTTGAACGAGCGCGCCATCTGAATTTTCAGTTGTCTCTACTTGCGAATATACGTATTTTGTCTCTCGTAATTTATTAAATGCTGGTTCAATATCCTGCTGATAAAGCACGAGAATGTCGTCGATGATACTCTTATTCTTCCATTCTGAATCGCGAAATTCAGTGATATATTCCTTAATTTGTGCAATTTTTTCAGAAATAACACGGGTGTGTATATCGGTATCTTTACGACGGTCATCGTTGTCCGTTACAGTCAAGTAATATGTACGAAACTCGGAGTACATCTTTAATTGTTCCTGCAACTTATGTTGTACTCCGTCAAACTTGTCTATAAGTTCATCTTCACTTATGAAACTGAATAAGATGTCCAACTTCATCCGAATGATTTCATCTTTCGTAGCACGAACCTCTTCGAGAGACTCGTTCATCAATGTTTCTAAACTTATGTATTTGCCGCGCATAACTTCAATATGAAATCCGCATGGTTGAGAGATATTGCCGCAAATGGCCTTCAAAACGCCGTCTGACTCGGTGAAAATCGACCCCCCTTCTTGCTTACAAACAATACACGCAGGTTTAATCATTGAAAGTCTTCTGGTTTTTTGTTGCGCCGACAGCGAATTCCAGTTCATGATTGGGTCGTTCATTAAACGCTGACGACGCTTTTCAAGCGCAGCGTTGTACTTTTCTTTCAACGAGTAATATCCATGAATTGCATCGTTTATTTTGTTACGTTCATCTTCTGGTATCAGTTGGTATGGATAAATCATGCCACGAAACTCGTTTGGGTCGGCAGCACGTTGAAGGTGTTTTTTTAATGCATCTTCTTGTTTTTTTGTTACTTCGAGTAAAACACGTGTGGCTTTTTTTAAATTATCACGGATATCTTGTGTGCGTTTCTGTTCGGCAATACGCGACGCTGCTGCGCTGCCGTGCCGACTTCCTCCATATTGTTGTTGCGAACGTTCTTGAATTGCTGCATGTAAATCTTGATACACTGATGCATTCATCTTGATAAATAACTCTACTACTATAAATACAATAGATAAATCTCTTGTTACATCCTACGCCTATATCTATTCTTATAGTCTATGTCACGTATCACTTACGCATAATTACGTTTCCAATAATCTTCATCGGGGCTCTTCCATAGCGGTAAATTCGTGAGCATCCCCATTCCATTCCCAGCTGGATGGATTCGACAATCCATCGGTATTCCTTTACTTTGCGCATAATGGGTTGCATTTACCATTTTCAATTTCGAGAGAATGTATTCTTGTTGCTGTTGTTTCTTTGCTGCTAATTCTTCTGATGTCGGTTTGCCTTTATAACGAAGATATAGAAAGATGCCTAAACAGATAAAAAAAGCAACACCTGCTGTGAAATTAAAGGTTTGCGTATGGTAATAATCCTTTACCTTATGACATTGCTCGAGAGATTTACTCAAGAAATATCGCACACCGGGTTCGGTCAATGTTGGGGCTGACGCTTGGTCGCTCATCAATAATAATAAGGTGGATGAAGACTAGCTAACTATTATAATATGAAAAAATAACGAGACAATGAAAACGCAACAAATGCGAAGAAATAGACCGACGTGAGAGAACGATACAAAATAATCCTGGTATAGTGTAATACAGAAACATTACTTCATTATTCATTACTTCATTATTCATTCATGGCAGAACTAAGTTCAAGTGTTGCAATTTTATATTTCTTAGCTATTTTTGGAGCATATTCGTATTACAAATATACCAAAAAGGGTATCTTAAGCGGAGGAATAATGTTTTTATTTTTCCTCGTACTAGTGACAGGTGAATACTTTATTAACCTCGCAATGTCGAAAGATATTTGTGGATTTGACCAGGAGAAAACCGCATTAATTGCAACTCTATTGCCATGGTTCCTTATATTAGGTGTTTTAAAATCAGCATTAATTGTATTTCCTGGATGGCTGACACCGTTTAGTAACACTTTCGGATTTATCTTTGTTTCGGCCGTTACAGACTTGAAAGAAGTGTTTGACAATATTTTAACGCCACAGTTTGATTTAGCGCCAGGTTCTCAAAAAAGTGCAACTGGAGGGCAAGTTGGTGGCGCAAACGAATTACAAAATATCGCAGACATACCATCTGACGAAATAAAGAACAAACGTGATATTGGACGTGCTTTAGAACAAATTTATACAGACCAATCTATTCTTCTCAATGAACTCAACCTTGATAATCTTGACCGTTTCTGGGATAGTTTTAAAGACTCGCGTCTCATCCGACCCTCTGCAAAAATAGACGACCTGGAGAAAATCAGGTCATTTTTAATGATGAAAACAATCATCGGTGAATTTGTTTGGTTAGTATTATGCGGTATGTTGGCGGTTAGTATCAGTTATAATTATTTACTGAATATCGGTTGTTCATTCACGCCCGAACAACAGAAGATACGGGCTCAAGTACTTAAAGAGAAGCAAGACGAAGCGAAGAAGAAAGCGGATGCAGAGAAAAATAAGATTATGACGATTACAAGTTAATTATGAGACTTTTTAGGACGATATATATATCATCATCACATAAATACACGGATTGCGGGTCTAGATATGTAATATACTGTTAAATATGAGAGAATACCCAAAATTATCGCAACCAACCAAATTGGAAAAATTGTTTTACTTGAATATCCAATGCCAAATTCGCGCAGACTACCGTCGTCGTTATAAATAAATGATGGGTTCATGTATTGAACCAGCATAAAAATGCCAACATATAATAAAATGGCTGCACCTGCTAAATTATTTCGGATTATATTTTTCATTGTGTTCATCGTATATTGTAATAGTCTTTCTACTAGTATATTACAATATTACTTTTTAATCATTACTACCTTTCGCTTTTTGTAAGCTTTTCCAGATAGAAATCCATTGTCTGCAAAGACAAATCATATAATTCGATAATTTTTTTACATCTTTATCAAATTCAGCTTCAAGTGCTTTGTATTCCTTTTTCAAATGGTCATGATTATTTTTCAGAAGTGATAAATAGGTTTCACCTCCTTTGATTGCTTTGGTTAAAAATTTAGAATCAAAATCTTTAATATAACTCTTTTGTTTTTTTTCATCCGGTTTGGTTATAAATACCTCATACATCCCAGCGGACCCTAATGCAAATGACCAAGCAGCTTCTTGTTTCTCTTTATCTTCCTCTATTTTTTTTGATTCTCTCTTAATAAATGCGTTATTTGAAATCATTTCCATCGAGCTCTTTGCTTTATTCGTTTTTGGTTCATTACCATTTATATCTTTAAAAGGCCAATTATTATCTGCAACTGTCTCTATATTTTTCATCGCACTTTCTAAACCATCAATAATATCATCATTTTTAATATTTGGTACTTTAAAACCTATATTTGAGCATAGTGTGCTACCATCACCACTGCGTTTTCCGCTATTTTTAAGTCCCTCTCTTTCTTCTACCCCATTTTCGAACATGGTCATCGTAACAACAACAATAAAACTTGCAAAAATCGTAATGTCGCGTGTTCGATAATAAAGGTACAATAATAATCCCGAGAGAATAATATAAATAATAACCTTCTGGTTCATTTTCTACTTATTTATATTATTCGGGTATTAAAAATTACTATTTCTTGTTTATTCCCAATCTGCCGCACCACCACCGCCGCCTTCATACCCTTCACCTTCATCATCATGTCGATGAATAAACGCGGTATCATCTTCCCCAGCATCGTCATCTTCTGGAATACCCGATGACATATCAAGCTCATGCGCCTCGATTTCAGCTGCAACACGGTCGGCTTCCAACGCGTCCATTAGATAAATCTCTCGGTTCATATCTGTCACATAGTCTCTACGACCAAGCTGTCGTTCTTTTTGTGCGATCTTCTCCATCTCATCGCGCTCTTCGTCATAATAATCTTGGTCATAAATAACTACACCAGTTTGTGATGTTCCACGGCTCCATATCCCCATCTTATGTGTCTTCATCATATTTTCTAACTGCCGCTCACCCACAGACATGGCGCCAATTCTCTCGACAACACCATCTTTCTCTTTATCTTTCACACGTGTGAGTTTCTCTTTAATATTTGCGAGGTTGAAGTTTATTGCCGATTTATCTTTTTCAACAATACGAAGATACGCGACCATTAATTCGGCTACGCGTAATCCAAGTGCTTTTTTATCACCCATCATCATATCTAATTCTGATACAAGTTGTCCTTTGTCGGCTGAAGCAGCATCCATAGAATAGAGACGAGAATGTGGGTCGATATCATCTCGTTCTTCTTCTTCGTCTTCACGAAACGCGGCGGTTCGAGAGATGGCACCGGTCGTAGGTGATACAAAGCTTGTAGCGACCATACGCTTACTACTCATTGTGGCTTTCGCCGACTTTGCGCCAACAGCACTTCCAGAAGATTTTCCTCGTCGTATTAATCTGGTTGGTTCGGTTTGATAAATCGTAATCGGCGTCTCAACGACGAGTTGAACGAAAGTTCGCATAAACGAGAGAAAATAGAAGAGATACAAATTACATACAATACTTCGGTCAAACACGGAATATATTGTGAATATATTCTTACGTGTTGAATGAGGTACGCGTTCGCCAAGCTCTCTCTCGATATCAACTTCGCGAGGAATATTCGCTGCTGCACCATGAGGTTGAACCGCCAATGCAGCCGCCGCCGCCGCAATCTTTGCATCTTTCTCTTCATCAAAGAAAATCTCTGCCATGAACGGCGTATTTTCCGACATGAGCTTTAAGTCACGAACATGATGCTCTGCATGACGCAGGACTTCTTTGATTACATGGTCGTTATAGAATGTCTTGAGAGATGTATAATGTGACGAAATAATGCCCTTGATATCCTTCATATGTGTCGGAGAGAAACCCCAATGTTTCGGAATATTCGTATCATCGAAATCTACGCCATAATGAATAATGGACGGAATAACATCGATGAGACGTGTAAGCGTATTCTTCATGAATTGAATACTTTTCGCTCTTGTTTCGTCTGTAGCCGACATTAGAACTGTACTACTCTTATTAATTTCAAAATCAAGAACCGTGTCGATGATTTTCTCAATCTCTCGAAACTTGGCCTTCGTTTGTTTTGCATGTTGCTGTAGAAACCCGACAACAGTTTCGCGCATCTCTCTGTTCTTTCTTTGTAAATAGTTCTTCAGGTCGCGCATTTCTTCTGTATCTTCTTGGACGTACTGTGGGGATTGTGATTGAAGAATTGCTAAGATAAGCTGCCGTAATTCTCTCGGAATAATCGATTGGTCAAGTTCGCTGCGTCTTTCTTCGGCCGCAACACCTTCACTGTCGCATCGTTCCAAGTAAAGAACTGCATCTTGAAATCGCTGAAACTGTGTGTTTTCTTGTGGTCGAACTGCGGTCTTATACCCGGCATCCACCATCTTATGTGCATTCACAGCTTTCAATAATCTCTCGAGGCTCTTGTCATCGAATATACTCGAGTCTTTTTTCAGTTTTGCTATTTTAGTTTCGATTGTATCCGATGACGCCCAATCTTGCGGTTTCGATGGACAAATCTCTCGAAGTGCGGGATGCAAATACATCATAATAGCAGTTGCGACTGGATTAGCCGCGTCACCGACCGACGATGAAGTTTGTTGCTGCGCATATTGTTGGTTCATTTTGCAATAATGAATAAATGCTCGGTAAATGGTTTGTTCGTTAAATGCAGCAGGGATATTCGGATACTGAAAACGCGTATTTCGATTATCAATGATAGTTGTTGGACGTGTAATCACCGCCATTTCTCTCAACGTTTTCGTCAAGAATGCGATAATACGGTTATGATGATGTATATTCTGTTCGCGCTCCATAAAATAGTCAATAACTCGCTTGCTTCGTCGGTCAATCGGCTCATTACAGCACGCATTTTCAAGAAATGGTTCGCTTGCCATATTCAGAAGAAGCGGACTGCTATTTTTCACGATGTGATGTATCATTTGTTGAATAGAGAGACCGAAATACTGACACTTACTTTCAAGCACCGCGAGTTTATCATGCTGACCATGATATCCACGTTTCATATCAGTAATAAGTTGGTTCGTGAAATCTGATGCAACATTCTGAGGCGTTGGCATATTGTCGAGAGATTTCATCGGAGGCATAAAATTGCCCCATCGTAGTATAGATAGTTCTTCAGGAATGGCTTCCCCTAGACCCGCACCCCCCTCCTTTGTGCGCAAGTAGTCGCGTTTCGCCTGTAGTCGTTCCTTGATGAGCGGTTTTGTCAATATTGATGTATCCATTAATGTTTTCATCTTTGCAAGAATATCGGCTTCCTTCTTGAAAGATTTCAAAGTATTCCACGGTTCGATACTCGTTTTAATTTTATATGCGATACATGCAATATACATCATACCCGATACATCGCCATCGCCATCAATTGGATAGCCTGAAAATGAACGAACACATCCAGCATGTGTTTTACGAGTTTTTGGAGAAGGTATCACGCATTGAATAGAAATACCAAGATAAGATAATGTAAGAAGAAGCAGAGTCTGGAAAAATATTTCTTTATACGGGGCAAGATGCTTTCCTTTCTCTAGGAAGAATTTATCTGCTTTCTCTCGATATTTTTCTTCAGATGGAACCGATGAAACCAATAACGCGAGAGTATTCTGAATAATAAACTCGCGTTCAGAGTGTAAATCGATACCCATATAACCGGTCATTGTAGTAATTATATTATTAATAATCTTAGCATTTGGACTATCATATTTTTCAAGAATACTTACTCCGGTAAGACCACCTCCTCCAGCTACAGCCGCCGATGCAGAAGCCGACGCGGCCGGTTTTGCAACCTTAAGCACCCCTTCTCCTAGGTCGGCTTCAATAATATCTCTTGTGACGAGACGAAATCCGGTCTCATCATACCCTTCATCTGTAATGTGCTCTATTTTTTTAATAAGCGCGCCGCTATATTTATCTACCCACGCCTCTCCATCATCACTTATTGTACCGCGTTCTTTACATATCGTATCGATTACAACAGATAATGAATTTGCAGATGATGATGAAGAAGACGATTGAAGAAAAGCCACTGCAATCGTTTCATAAAAGGATGGTAGCAGTTTGGCATTTGATTTGATACAATACAACCAATTCGGGTCTTCATCCATGATTTCATTTGCCTTACGCGTGAAACTCGTAATAAATTGCATAATGTCATGCTGCCGTTTCACGAAATCGGTTTGAGCAACAATCTTATCTTTGAGCGGTTCCATTGGCGAAATGAGTGCATCAATATCATCATATTCTGCATCATCATCTCTTGCACCAGATGCCGATGCTGCTGCGTGAAATCCAAGTTTGTATTTCCTGTCGTTGTACTTGTAAAATTCTTTGTGCTGAATTTCGCTAATACGCGCAATGTTTTTCAGGTCGTATTCGAATTTTTTATTTACAAACTCCATGAAATTGTCTCGGGTTACTTGATACTTTACATCGAATTCTGCCTTCATTTTATCTAAGAATGATTTTCTGATGACATCGACGCCTTCCTTGCTAGTCATATCGGCAATTACTTTATCCCTACTACTATCACTCATACCCTCCATGCGTCCGAATTCACTAGTTTGTGACATCATATTACGTGTTGCATCTATTGCCAAAGGAATACAGCTGCGATTTACGTTACAGAAATAGTTAATGTCACTACTAGGAACAAGATCTGGAAGACTGGTATCACGCACCCACTTACCGTTTTCGCGCTTATAATATAAATACCGGGTTTCTGTTGTTCCTAGGTCGTCGTATTCACTTGGGAACATTTGTCGTGAAGTTCCTGACATTTCATGTTCTACATATTCTTCTTCTTCAACAACTGCATAGTCGCCATCGCTGACAGTTCGTAATCCAGGTCCAGTCAGTATCGCTTCCATCTCCTTCTTTGCATCTTCATACGTCATTTTCTTCTTCTTAATGAGTTCATCCACAATGAACATTTCGAAATCAATAGAACTCATACGTTCTTGTTCTTCACGGTACGACTCCAAGAATGCATAATCGGTAGTGTCGTATTTCTTATCAAAGAAAATAGGATCGTCGCGGTCATTATCTTCTTCAACCGCTTCCTGGTTTGGATAATTCTTCGCGAGGACCATATTGAAACGCTTCGGGAGTTCCACCGCAGCAGCGCCCCCTCCCGGCGCACCTCCTTCCTGTTGGCCTCGTCTATCACTAATGTTTTGACCGGTTGCACCACTCCGCATTGCACCTGCATCCCGTAATTGCTGGCTTTGTTCGCCCAAAACAAGGTTAAAATCAAAGGGTGTAATAAGTTCGGTCGTTGTGATTGCAACAGCGTCCATATACAACTTGGCATAATCTACCGCCAACATTCGCGAGAGAAGCTCTGAAGAAGTCAATAAATTTTCATTGTATTCGGTTTGTTCGGCTAATCCTGCAGCATAAGCTCGACCACGCAGTTGCTGACGCTGCCTGTCATCCAAGGCACCACCACTCGCAGTTGCCGATCTTACTTGCGTATCTTGAAACCCATATGCTTTAAATACATCAGCATCCATCATTCGACCAGTTACGATGAGATTATAAATCATGGATACACCCATATACCGCACATTGTAATGATATGCGCGCAATCGGCCAAATTTACGAAAATTTGTAGCATAATTACGTTTATATTCAAGAACACGTTCATATAAAAATGTTACGATTTCATCATATTGTTTCACGTTAAGGTCGTCTTGATATATGAGAAACGGCTCAATAAATGCAAGAACGTCTTGCAGTGTAAGGCGTCCATGAATATACTGACGCATCATTTCAAATATATTACGGGTTTTCGGTATAATAACTTCCAAAAATTTCCGGTATTTCTCTCGTTCGTTCATAGCTGCACCTAATCCTGCTCCTGTTTCCGGTGCAATAACGAATTGTTTGATTTCATGAAGAATGCTGTGAGCATTCAAATCAATCGGTGTGTCCAGACTGCCAACATCATGTTTTGTAATCGACGTCATATGTCGTAACATATCCCAATAATGAACATGTTTTGTATTAAGGTCGGATTTATCGAGAATATTAATACTTGGAAGTGACATTCGTGAATAATGAATAACTGGTTCAGGAAATGTCATAAACCCGACGATATTCATTCGTTCATTCGGAGTAAGGTTTGTAAATTGGGTTGTTCGTTTAAGAACCGCTGCAGGTCCTACTGCAGTTTCAGCGGCCATATGCTGTAGTTGCACCTTAGACATACCAAGGTTATATTTCTGTATTACAAATCTTCGGCGTTTTATCTCTTCCCCTTGAACAACCGACGAGTAAAAATCGTCCAAGTTGTCGATAACCGCAGTAATATTTTCATTCACCTGACGCGTACTGATTACATCCTGCATATATTTCGGCTCATAATTAGGAGTAAAATGCCGCGCAGAGAGATTTGCCATGTATTGTGCATACGTGAGAGAACCGTCATACCATTGACGTTGAAGTTGAACCTCTGTCTCTCTCTCATCCTGAATAACTCGGGGTATAATGTCCATTTCCGACGCGGTTTGTTCATCAATCGGTATATCATAAATGACCTTCCTTGTTTTCACAATCGGAATAATCCAACGAAGTGCATGGTCCATTCGCATTAATGTATCAACGAGAGGACGGTACAGTGCGCTTTTATGTGGCGGAACTACCGGATTTCCATTCGCGTCAAACTGAGAGAATTTGTGTCGTAGTTCGCGAAAACGTATGACCATTCTTTGAATATGTGCAACGACCGTCCGAGTTTTTTCAACAGACGGAACATTTGTCATAAGTGTGTCCAGTAAGTCGTCACACTGCTTATCTAAATTAAAACGGCGGTTTTCTTCTGGAATATCAACCGTTTGTACAAGAACGTCCAAATCTTCACCTATCTCGATTTGGTCAGCATCGATTATTATTGAACGTAACTTCTCTCGAAGCGCGGATGTCGGAACCATTTCGGCGCTAGCAGCAGAGGCAGGCCCAGTAGTTAAACGAATATCTGATAAAACAGTGTGTTCTGACTCACCTATTGGTTGTTCTGTCGCATCTTCACCGCCTTCAGCGCTTCGCGCAAGTTGTCGCTGTCGTCGTCGTTCTTCACGCGGTGTAAGCTCTCCTGTTTCAGGTCGAGGAGAAAGGGCGTTCATACCCATAGCGAGAAATTCTGATTCATCTGCACCTGCAACACCCGCGCCCGTTTCGGAAAACGCTTGTGGAGGTGCGCGTATCTTAATCTCTTCTATGGGTATATCTTCTGGAATACCCATATATCCGAAATCAATGTATATCATTTCATCTTCTGGGTAAGTACGTATCTCAATCATATCATGTTCTACATTTGTAATCATACCTGTAATAATAGCAGGAACATCGCCGCCAAATCGAATATCAACCCACGTGGATACGACTAAATTATTTTGTCGGGCATATCCCTTATCTTCTGCCCTACTTAAAAGTTTGATAGATGTTATACTTTCATCGGTTAATTGTCCAGTTGCATCTAGTTTTAATTCTGTCTTTTCTACTGTATCAGTATCAATAAGTTTGAACTTACGTGACGACGCATAATCGACTAAAAAGATATGGTTGTGTATTTCCTGATGCGTTGGTGCTACAATTTGTATGATATCACCGAGTTGTATCATTAAAGAATCTGCATCACTAGTATCAAGTTCTGGAGGAAGTTCGTAATCTATTTCTTCTATTAGGGCTTGGTCATTTGGTACAACATCCACCTGTTCCGGCAAATCCATGTTATGATATACTATATAGTTACTATTTTATCTAGTTATTATATATTTTTAAGATATATATCAAAAATATTATGTTATTTGATAACCGATATAAAGATTAATCATGTGATAATATACAGTAATATACATTATCATAATGTTTTCTATCTCCACGTCTGAATTCTCCGCTTTATCCGATTTTGTGAATAAGTTAAAAGCAAGCTCTCTTGAAAAACCTGAGTTCGATGCAATTCGCGAATGGTGCTCTGAAAAGGGGTTTCAACTTCATTTCTCTAAAACTGGTCCTGCGTCGGAACCAAATATATTTTATACCTTGAAATATGACCGTGCTAAATTGACCACTGAACAATATTCTACCGTAGGACGGCTGAGGTCAGTTGTATTTGACCGTGATGGAAATATTTGCTGTGTTGCACCACCGAAAATGCTAACATTAGTTGATGACTTGAAGACACAAGAGGTGAATTCTGTAAGTAGTACATTGTCGGCAGAGGAGTTGGTTGAAGGTATCATGGTGAATTTGTTTTGGAAGGTAGATACTGCAACTACTCATGGAAAGTGGTACATTGCAACGAAGAGTTGCGTCGGGGAGGTGTCATTTGACCACATTCTTCAAGCAGAGGCGGAGGAACAGGCACAGGCACAGGCACAGGCAGCGGCGGCGCCACAGGTACAACCAGATGCACCGACGGAAGGACAAGTTGATGCGTCAGAAACTGTTGCAGGAGAACCACGCGGATTTCAAAAACTCAGTGTTCAGGAGGTCTTGCGCCGTCGTATATGCGAAGTTTTCAGCTTGCTTCCCGGCGGGCTTGATAATATTCCCAAGCAATACTGTTATTCATTTGTAGTTCAGCACCCTAAAAACCAAATTGTGAATACAATTACTGTGCCGAAGTTGTATCTTATTGCAGTTTATCAACTTTCTGCTTCAGATAGTGGCGTCGGTGTAAATGCAATTCGCATCAATCGCGATATCTTTTCTGCCAACTTTGGTGGGTCTGTTGCACATATGCCTTCCACCTTAACATGCATTTCAGACGACATCGAAACTGAGGCTGTGACTGCTACTGCTACATTTGCACCTCATACAGTAAGTGATTATTGTAATATGTATGCGTCAGCAGATACTCGCAGTGTTGAATTGCCAGGTGTTGTATTTGTAGATAAGGACACTGGTTTTTGCTATAAGAAGCGTAACCCCAAATATGAAAGCGTTAAGAAACGCAAGGGTATGGAGCAGAAATTGTTGGCACAATATCTTCAGTTGCGTAAGGACCGAGCAATTGACGAATATTTGAAGTATCATCAACAGCATTCACGTGCATTTCACCAATTTCGCGAACGTCTGCATGAATATACCCAGCGACTATACGACGCATATATTGAGCATTATGTGAAGAAAGCCACAAAACCGCTGAAAGAGTACGACCGTGAGTTGAAGACACATATGTATAAGCTACATTATGAGGTTTATTTGGCAAATATGAAGCCGGCTGGAACATTTGTTACGAAACACACTGTTATTAATTATGTGAATCAGTTGGTCCCAGCACAACAATTGGCATGTTTAAATGCTAGTCCTTCATCGACTACGGAACAGAGAAGTAGTGCAGATGTGCATTCATCATCATCAGATGCACAACAAAAGCAATTCCATCAGAAACAAAAGAAGCAGATTGAAAGAACTAAACCTGCACTCGATACGGAGACAAAGTCTGGATTTCGCAGTGCTCGTCCTTCTAGAGGCGGACGAACTGTCCCATCTCTATCAATTGAAGTTCCGAATAATGATGATGGTGAGCGTTCTGTTCATGTCAAAGGGTCGAAAACAACTGGTTCGGTAAAGGTACAAAATCAGTTTGCCGGATTGGACGTGGATTAGTAAGAGTGTAATGAAGTACCACTACGGAAATAAAATTGAACAAATTGATAATATATATTATAATATTATCAATCACGCAAATAACGATGACTACCACCACGAATACGACATCATGCCCAACGACCCCACCATCCACGCCTTATCCCGAAGACACAACGGTATATTTCGGTTGGTATTCTGAAGCCGCTCAGCAATTACGGATATCACATCAAACAGAACACCGCCACAATGGCAAAAATATAAAAAGCCCACCGTATTGTTACTGGTTACAAGGTGAGAAAAAGGTATTGGTTACAGAAGTAACTCATACAAGCATCCCAACACCAAGACAGAAGGCAAATGGCGATATTTGCATAGGACAATTGGATAAATACTTTGCAAGGTCATATTCAAGATTATATTGAGTAATCATCATAACTTAACCTAACTGATGCATTGGCACAGGACTACTGACACCATTGTAGTAGTCACCAGATTGTTTTGTTGAAGGAGCGCCAGGACTGTTTAACGGTGTTGTTAGTGGTGTTTTATTTGGAGAATTTGGAAATAATTCAGTAACAACTTGGTCGTGATAATCATAATTATGTGGGGGGACGTTGTCACTGTAAGCATCTTTTGAGACAACATGTGGCGGTGTTAATTCATTACCAGTAGGTTTTGGGGAGTTATCGAAAGGCCTGCTTACGATTGATGTTTTTAAATCCATCCCTCTAAACGGTGGTGGTGGTGACGATGGTTGTGACAGGTCGTATTTTTTAACATTATCTATTTGGTGCAGTATTCTGTTCGAAGACGGAAACATCGTTCTATTTACAGGAGGAAGATGAGGCTGCTGTGAGTTTCTTTTTTTTTGTTCATCTAATGCAGTTGTTACTTTTTTATATAAATCAATAACTCTCCCAGAAATTTGTACTGGATTAAACTCGTCCTCTTTTGTTTTCTTTATAACCGATTTTAATTCATTAAACTCATCTGTTAATTCTTTTGGAATTGGTGAATTATAATGTCGCTCACCATATACAACAACATTTCCATATTCTGGTTTAGGCTCACTAGATGTAACATGATATTCATATGTTTTAAATAAAGGGGCGATATTGTGAAAAAAAAATGTGTTCAATTGTTCAATTGTTTTAAATTGATTAGGGTTGGGAACGGGTGCTCTTGCTGCTCTTGCTGCTGCATATCTAAGCATTCCTCCACGTTTTACTCGCGTTTGCCTACTACTACCATAACTACGATTACGAAGAAGGTTTCGACGTTTTGTTTTATTAGCGCGTTTCTTACGCGACACGCTCTTTTTTGTCATAATAACTAATATATTCATAGATTAATTATTATGAAGTACATATCGATTTAATAGTAACATTCGCCTAAAAACGGATAGTTCCACCGACCATACCGCCAACACTAGGGCGTCCAGACCAGCCACCACCAACCTGGCCTTGCACAAACAAGTTACGATTTTCGTTGCCGATAGTCACGCGACCGGCTCCACTGTAGCCTTGGTTATTGGCATTGAAAGAACCCGAGAATCCAGCGGGAGAAGTACGGGGGTTTGGGTTAGTGAATTGAAGCGTTTGCATCAAAATATGTGATTGCGTGGGGGTCAAAGAGCAGTTTATGATAATAACACAGAAAATAGTTTTATGTCTTTATTTAACGTTTTATATTATATAAGTTAATATATACAAACAGTGAAAGAAAATGACAAATACCGACTATGTAAAAGAAGATAATTCATTATTGTTATTACTTTCATCGTTTTTATTCATGAGTAATGCACTAACCGCTCACTTTATGGGATATTTTGTTTATTGTATTTTATTTTTCTTTCTAGCAACATCATCTATCATCTACCACAACAATCCAAATTCGACAACAAAAATAATAGATAGAACATTTATTATATGTATTGTGTTATATGGAGCTTACGTATTGTATAGTAAAGCAAATGAGAATAATTCATACAATATTATGCTTATTCTGATGTTATTTTTTATAGTGGTAATTTTATACTATTATGGAAATTATGCCAGAGAATACTGTTTTCATAAAGATATTTATACTGCCAACACTTATCATAGTATTCTTCATCTTATATGTTCTATCGGTCATCACATGATAGTTTTTTTATAGTCAGTTCTAGACGAATATTTCTCTATTATTTCAGAACAACTTTTGTTGTGCATGTTGAAATGGTCGCGCCGCTTTTTCTACAACAAGAGGTTCCGGCATAAACATTGCCATTCTGTCAAAAAATTTCACCTCCGGTAATTGCTTTAGTTGTGGTACAACTGCCGCTTGTGGTTCTACAAGATTTGTTGAATTGATCCCAAATAATGCAGACTCAATATCCACCGAATTACGAGCAAAATGCTCGCGTGACATTTTGGTAGGAAGAATTCCAACACTTTCAAATGCAAGGGCTGGTTCATATGCTTTGCCTGCGTAACTATTTTCAAATGCGACGTAATTACGTGCAAGATTTTGAGAGTTTTGCTCGATTTTAAAATCGGTGCGTGTATTTTTGTTTCTAGTAGATGCCATTTAATCAATAAAATATGAATTACGTGTTAATATGTTATGTTATTATATTCTTTGTACATCCTAAATATATCGGTCGTTCATCTTAACTAAAACATATTTCTAAAACATTCTGTAATTTCATCACGTAGAGTTAGTGGTATTTCTTCTTTTCGTTTTGCATGACGAATACACGTATGAAACAAATCGAACAGTTGAAATGAAAACATCATACAAAAAATCATCTCACTATTATCGTTTAAATGAATACATTTACATTTAGTCTCGGTGTCGGCATCGGCATCAGTCTCGGTGTCGGTGTCGGCCTCGTCTGATGGTGAAAGCGATGTAGTATCATGCGAATGATACAATGGATGTGCTTCTAAAATCTCTCGTATTCCATTATTCTCTCGAAAGCGTTCATACAAATCGTCTATGACTGCCGAAATAATATCCGGATGATATTCATCATCATTAATTCCAAATGCTTGTAGAAACTGAATTCGAAATAGTGAATCTTGGTCGTCCGGGTCTTCAATCATTTTATATGTCGGAACAAGGTCATAGTTGTAGCCCGAGAGGTCGATTTCATCAACATTACCACCATCCGAGTATTCGAGATTTTGTTGCATTGATAATGTAAATAATACTCGTATATATAAAAGTATAAGGTTATATACCTTTATATGTTGTCATAATTGTTGTAGTAATAATTATCGCGAACCGCTAAATAAGTTCTCTTGGTCGCGGACTAACTCGCGAGAAGGCACGCCTCCACGTATCCATCCATTCACTGCAGCGCCTTCTACGTAATTCGCCGGATTATTAATCGTTGCCTTAAATTCCTCCTGAAGAGGATAATCTGTATGAGCGGCGTTAAGTTGTTCTGAAAGTTGAGTAATGCTCTTCTTATTTGTATTGATATCACCATGTCGCATCTTGGACTCGAAATCAACATTCACAGCTCCACGCCCTAAATATGGAACTGTCTTAAACGGACGCTCAAGAAGGCTTAACTTGCACTTTGCGTGAGTATTCAGGCTTCCAATTGACAGCTCAGAATTAGCGTCAATATTGCAACCACCAAATCCACCATGACCGCCCTTGTAAAATACATTCGGCTGGCTTGTTGCAAACTGTATTGGTCGTTCCATCTGACAGTCAGTCGAAAAGAAGTTGCTCAGTGCATAGTTGGCCGCATTCAAATTCTGGACGTTGCGTTGCGAGAGATCGCCAGTATCGCATCCAATCCGCGACATATTATCGAAAGTAAAGCTATGAACGTATGCCATTTTTTGTTCTTTGTATTCTATATATAAATAATAATATTATTGAAAAGACATGAATAATAGAAATATTACTGGCCTACTACTCCACCCAACCTCGAGTTGATACGCCCGCATGCAAATTCGTCACCCTCTTTACATGACTTCATCTCTCCGTAGCAGAATTTTGCGAATGCATCTTGGTCATTCGGAATACGGGTATTCGCAACAGGATGAAATTGTCGCATGGATGAATCAAAAACCGCATTATCACCTAAAGTTCCAAATAATTTTCCATATGTCTCTTCCGGCGTATGGTTCGGTAGTTCTGACGGTACATTCGACCCATTAAATATTACATTACTTGCATTCGTGTCAAAACTTCCGCTGACAAAACGTTTCGTAGATTCGTTAATATCTGCTTCTACTGCAGGATTAAATGACGGTGCAGCATTTCTACGCTGAGGATCATCAATGATTTCCGGTATCAATGGGTTCATCAATGGGTTTTGAGGGCGAGGTGCAGTGAATTCATCACGCATTAATTCGTACATCTCTGGTTTGTCTATATTATTCGCAAATCCTTCTTTCGTTTTTAATACTTTTTTCGCCTTTTCTTCTTCCATACCAGCCTTACCTTTATGTATAAAATTATAGATAATCACAATAATTCCTAAAGTAATCGCGCCTAAAATAAAGAGCGCGAACGATGATGTAATGAGGTATCCTAAAATCGTTGCGAGAATAACAAAGCGAGTAATCGCATTTAATTTTGCAGGAGGCTCCATTGATTTTTGCGGCCATATTTCACGAATATAATCCTTGTTCATAAGAACAGCTGGGTCTTCCAGCCAAAATACTTGGTCTTTACTCATTAGTTACGCTTTGTTACTATATATAAGAATTATATACTTTAATACTTATATATTACCTAGAATGGAATCTAATCATTTTTCTCTTTCGATTGCGCAGATGACGTATTTGTTACTGCTGGTCCTGGTGTGCGGGGGGTCTTCGCGGGCTTCTCTCCCGATGTAAATACAGCCGTTGTTGCGCCTCCTAATGGTACCTTAGAACTTGCCGCCGCTGCTGCCGTCGCCGCTTGTTTATCCTGTACTTTCTTCAACAAGCGCTCGCGCATCTGCGCCTGTTTCATATTCTTGTTCAGCTGCGATTGCATCGCCCCAAAATTCACCTTGCCACCACCCATTCCACCACCTGGCATATTCATTCCCATCTTACTTAACATACTCGCCAAATTATTCATTCCCGGCATATTCTTCATTTTTGACATGAGCTCGCTCGCTTCCTGCATAATCTCACTCTCTTTCAATTCACCCGACTTCAATTTTGTATCAAGCTTAGTTCCTACCGTCTTAATAATACCGGACAACTTACCCGGATTTTTGAGGAGTTGCTGAAATACACCTTTCATCGACGTCTCATTCTCCATGTCAAGATTGAGGTCGGCTGCCGTCTCTTCTGCAATCTCTTTGGCAAGCTTGCCTATTTTACCGTTCAAAATAGATGAGAGATGTTCATGAATTGAACTCGCATCCGGCATCGACGATGTGGATGGACCTCCCGGCTGCTGTTGCTGCCGTTGCTCACCTTCTTCAAATGCCCTGTTCATAAATTCACTTGCCTTCTTAAAGGTTTCATCTAAGTTAGGTTGCTCTTGTGATGAATTAACACCACCTCCTTCGAACATTGACCCCATCTCTCCAATCACCTCTTCCAATTTGGTCTTTAATTCGCTATTATCAATCGCTTCAAATAACTTGGCTGTGTCGCCAAATGAACCCATATCAGAGAGATTATTCACGATAGAAAAAAGGATAAGTTGCAGATACTTCCAAATAATATCCTTGGTATTATCCGTGATATCTTCTGTCGCCCAAATATCTCGAAAATCCACACCTGGAAGAAACTCGATACTTGTGTCGGCATCGGCTTTTTCTTGTGAGTTTATATCGGTAGTCCCAGCAACAAACATTGCCTCATTCTTGTACAAAATATCAAAAAATCTTACTGGATACACCGAGCGACAATGAGTAAATAACTCAATATACAATTCATTCGGCATCGGCTTCATCTCATGCGAATATCCTAAATACTTCTCAAGGACTTCCCGGTACTCGGGGAATGAACAGTCAATATCGCGAAGAAAATCAAGGATAATCGTCTGAAACTCGGGAGAAATATCTTCAATCGTAACAGGCTTCTTATTGTCCTTCGACGAGGCAGAATGTTTCGATTTATTACCCGATTTACTCGGTTTCTTATGATGCTTGTTTCCACCCATTTACTTTGTTAATATGTATTATTACTAGTTAGAATATTTAAGTTTCTTTTTGTTATATATAATTCAATTAAATACATTATTATATATAATACAATAAGTCATGTCAGTTGGCACCTCTACTACCGAAATTTCAACTAATGCATTTTCAAACATCGTCCCACTCAACATTGCCAATCGCTGTTGTAACAGTATTGGCGTCAATGTAGGCGGAATACATCACGATACATATGATGGCAATAACGACGATGATGACGTTTTCGGAAATAAAATCATGATAAGTGTTCATCGAGGAAAAAAAACAATAACTAAAATAGAAGGTATTGCAGATAAGTTTAATCTTGTCAAGATACTAAAGAAACTCAAGAGTAAGGATGTACTTTCATGCGGTGGTCATATTGCAAAAGATAAAGAAACTGGTAAGGAGTTTATCGTATTACAGGGTAGTTATTCATCTGAGATTTCGGAATTCCTCACTCAAGAAGGTATTGTAGAAGAACGCTTCATCATATATCGCGGGTAAATGGTATTATTATTACGCCCTAGGAATTTTACATCCTAGTATAGACTGTATTTTATTCACATGCGTCGCGTTATACACACATCCTCCTCGTTCAATCTCCGCGATGATGCTCACATCCATATTGCATTTTTGAGCAAGCTCTTTTTGCGTTAGCTTCTTTTCACATCGCGCGGTTCTTACGGCGTCGCTGGTGACCTTCGCGATGTACTTGGTCTTTTTTGTGTCGTCATTTCCACTACCACTTACTTTTTGAGTAGTAGCTGCTACAACGGCCGATGCAGAATTCACATTCGTGGAACATGTACTAATGAAAGACCGGGCTGGATGCGAGGAGGCGCTCTCTTTTTGGGGTCGGTTCTTACTCATCGTGATAGTGGTCCAATCCTGGCAATCTGGCGCTTCAGGTTCTGGTGTGCTATATCTATTTTTCACAGCTGACATACTACTATAATGTATATAATGTTGGGTTTATGTCTTTTTTACAATTCTGGAAACGCATAGTATCTATACGCGGCGACGACGATACTTCTTTGATTTTTTTAACATCCCTTTTTTTGTATATTTTTTACGAATAGTTTTTTTCTTATGTTTTTTCCCCCCATGGGCGGCTGCTCCTGCTGAGGGGTTTATTATCTTAATCATAGGAATTCCATTGGTTTCAGCAGGTTGTATTCTATCGGCGGCGCTAGTTGAATCAGCGACACTAGCTTGATACTTTTCATTAAAAAACCCAGTGTAAAAAATATGTACTATCTGTATCAATAATTTGTCTTGTACCTCTGTATCCTCATCTATTTGCGCATTTCTCAATTGTCTAACTAAATTTTCTTCTTTTGTTTTTAAATGATTATTAATGTCTCCCTTTGTTAAAAAGACGCGTTCAAAATCGTATCCGAACCTATAATAATAAGGAATAACAGAATCTATCGCACTTAATTTTACATGCGAACAACCGTTATCCCTAGCTACGTTTTCTATTTGTTCTAACATAGCTTTGGCACCTTTTCTGGCGGCGGCGGCACTCATGCTCCGTGTAGTTATTGTTGGATGAGGTTCATTACAAATTAAATCTATATATAAATATTGTCCAGTTTCATCATCATGTCGTGTTACTGCTGCAAATCCAATTATATTACTATTAGAATAATTAACAACTATTATATGAGCACTATCAATCGCTTCACTAACAAATTGATCCCCAATTTTATCTTGACATACCCGTACCCCCACCTCCTGTCTATGAACATTTGTACGTTTTAAACTTTCCTTAATTGAACCAATCATCGGGTTGTTCTGGTCATAAACAACAATAGTACTCATAACCACCTCTTCTGTATATTATATCTGTATATTATATTTGATATAAAATAATATACAGAAGAAATACAATTCAGCATCAACCTAAAGAACAGATATAGACGTATTTACAAATATTATGTAATTAACCATCATTGGTTTTATGACTTGGGTCCTCATTCTAAATTCCATATTATTTGTTGGAACATTAACCGAATACCTAATCTGTATGAAGTACATTACGAATAACTACGACTACAAAAACGAATGGTTCAATGTCCTTCTTAGTATAGTATTTACTCCATTTTACGGGCTATTTTTTATACGCAAATTCTCATGGAGCCGAATAAAGATATATTTTGAACCTGAACGCAGGCATGTATTAAAATATCCAATTATCACCAGCATGCTTTATACTATTGAAACTGTATTCGTTTTTTATGCACTAAACACCGTTACATTGAGTTATTATACAATACTACGGTCGGGGTTTATTATATTCAATATTATGTGGTTCAAAATCTTATTAAAAAAACCAGTAACGAGACTTTATTATGCAAGTTGTGCAGCACTGGTTATATCCCATTCAATTGCGGCGGGACAATACATACTTCAGTATTCCGAAAGTTCTGATAACCACAGCGGAAATGTTATTCAAAATACTGTAATCATTTTTGTTTCATGTTTTTTGAATTCAACGTATAATAACCTAATCGAATACTCAATGTCACTATACGGTGATATTATGCCAAATATCGATTTCCAAATCATGTTTCAGTCTTCATACTTTATTATTGTTGCGCCATGGGCGGTATTTTATACTACGAAACATACCCCACCAATTACAGCTGGAACAACCACAATGTATTTTTTCATCGCATTCGGATTGCAGCTTTATATGTTCAATAAAATTTACATTCTGAATAGTAAGAATAGCGTAATTCCGGCGAATATACTGCTTAGCGGGCTCGATATTATTCGCCGTGTTATCCAGCTGACATATTCGTTTGTCTGTTTCAATGAGCCATTTGATGCAGTTATAGGTGTTTCACTCGTATTTTTAGCGTTATCCGGTGGAATATTAATGTACCAGTATATTCACGATTATCGCACAAACTTACATCATCAACGGCTGGAATGCGATATAGAATTGGAAAAATTGTGAAAATGAATATATAAGTAAAATGCAGCAAAATTAGCCAGGAAAAGTGCCTCCACTACAAAAATAGAAATATTTTGTAAAAGAAATAATACAGTTATCACCATAAACAGTATTTGCATATAAAGAATAATGCGAAGGTTGGCGCCAATTGTATGACCACTGTGGCTGTAATGGTGATATGTATGACCAACCATAAAACCGATTATCGCGAAAAATGCAGCAGCGCCAAACACATAATGAAGCGAGTTTGTTTCAGGAATGTAAATGACACCGAATATTCCTAGTAAAAGAATAATAATCGTAAATAATGACCACAATTGGGAATTCATATACATTTTGCATCGCTGATATTCATATAATATAGTAAATGCCGCCATAATAAGCATGCACCCAGCAATAAGATGTCTCGTTTGAAAGAGATTGAATGCGAGTGTATTCATTATACTATCAGCATCATTCACTGTAAATAACGGTTCCTGACCAGTAATAATACTTGAAATACTTTGCGCACCATATGTATTGTATCTATAATAGACAAATACAATAGGAATGCAATATGAAATAAGCATTATTAGTAAAAGATAATTTTGGTTCAGGTTCATCGGAAATTTTATTATATTACTATACAATTCAAATATAATAAAATGTTTTCTTTTATCTGTTATTACCATTCATAACATTTTACAGAGTTAGAAATAATAGAACACGTATCTTTAATCATTTGCGAATATGCAGGAGTGCCACAAATAAATACTGCGATGTCGTGCGGTGTGTTTGTTTCATCCGGATTTTCGATAATATCTGTCAAATAATCGATTAAAGTTGCAGGAGTTAGCTTCGTATTTTCATTCGAAATAAATAGTCGTTCTTTCACATGTACATTATTTGTTTTAAGCGAAACGCGTAATAATGCTTCTTCACGCGTTCTATATGACGATATATAATGAAGCTCTTGAACCCGTTTGTCATCGGAAGATTGTTGGGTTATATCATCATTAGACCATGCAATACCCATACTATAAAATGGGGTTATTCCTGAACCACATGAACACATCACAATATATTTTGCGGTAATTTTTATGGTATCACACACGAACGACTTTACTTCTGGTGATGTATCGTAATATTTACGCCCGAAAGGCCCCTTCACATATACGGTTTGGTTTATCAAATACTTATCGCATATATTTGGACTAACTTCGCCATTTGGCGTCCGTTTAATAAGAAATGTTGCGGTATCACCTTTTGATGAAGATGTAATATCGGAACTCAACTCTATCGGCGTATAAGGACGTTTTTTTGTATCAAAGTACAAATTAAAATACATTCCAGGTTTATATTTTTCATATTTTTCACATAACTGAACCGTTATTTTGTTATATATTTCTCCTTCTCGTTTTCCATACGTAATATTATTCTCAACGCGATGATTTGATTCTTCGCGAGTATGTTCTCTATCAAATATTATATCAGATACATATTTTGAAAATGTCACATTTGACCCATTGTTTGCGAGATAATATGTATAAACCAAAACCATTGGTATGGCAAATAACTTTAACTTAGAAATAATATCATGCATTGTTGTTTCTTCTGATGTCGCGTACTTGAAAAATCCGCCAGTCAAAGCAACTACTGTCCATAGAATATATTTATTCACTTTTAAATTGACCCGTGCATATATTAGAGCAAATCCTATAAACACAGTTGCATACATGAGAGGTTCTGTTGCATCAATTAGATACCCTAGAAACAGACTACAACTATATAACATATGATACCAGAATGCAGAAATAATATTTTTACGAACAAGCGTCATAAGAAAGGACGCAAATTGAATAGGAAACGCTACTGCAAGTATATACGGTATTTTACCAAAAAGACACATAACTGTCGCCATCATTTGCGAATGTGTGTAGAAATACTTAAGTGTGCTCTGTAATGATGCTGGACAATCACTCCAGTAAGGCATCGTCGCTGTTGTTGTCTCTTTTCGGTTTTCTCTAAGATGGTCTGTGCTTATATCCGCAAGTTTCATTGCAATAAGTATAAATGCAAGACGCATGGCGAGAGCCGGTAAAGAAGTAGTATCATTTGAATCAAACAGAAAATATAGTGCATTTATTATAAGAAAACTACGCGCTGCAAATATGATTGAATGCGCTCGAAATTCTTGCCAAATCATCGGTAAAATACCTGTCCGTGTGCGCGGAATAAGAAACTGAAGTGCGGAAAGTGAAAGAATTGTATGAACCCATGTAAGTCCAATAAATCCACCATCTACACCTCGCAGAGTAATTTCTGCGGTGGCGCCACTATAAAAAAAATCAAAAAAAAGATAAACGTAATTCAAAAGCGAAATGATACCCATTGATTTATGTACATGATATGTGTCTTCATGCGTGATGAGTTTTGATATTTTGGTCTTATTATATTCTAGTTTTTTATCTCGTTTAAAACGGGGGTCATCTTCGGATAATTCTTCCACTTTATAATTTCCAAGTAAATTGACCGCATATTCTGAATGCCCCACCTCATTGAACTTATCGGTAAGGTCCGCAAGGTCCTCATGAATATCGCAATCATTTTCTGTAAATACGTTGGCACCACCAGGATGTTCTGAAATAAATGTGGTTATGTCGTATATATTATTATTGATAATGACTTTCATTATGTAAATAATATTCGTTATCAATATTATTTACATGTACAGTGATGTGTTTATATATTTATTTCAAAATATTATAAGTATTCGTAACATATAACCCATACATTATCAGCGAAACAATCGACGTGAAACTAGCATAATGACACCAAATACTGCCATTTGCATCAGTTTTAAAACCATTGTAATAACCTAATAATGGTAATATAGAAAAGACAATAACTGCCTTATACGATACATCCCATAATACAATAAAAGGAATAATGATTATAATTTGCCAAACTGTTGTCGCAAATAACCGTTTTATTTTAAAATCCAATACAGACCATTCGGATACCCACCAATCAAGGTGACCTTTTTCTGTCACGGTAGTGCAATATTTCACTGGACTTCCATAAAAATACAATATCAGTGATATAGTAGCGGCAATACTATACAATAAAATAAACAAACGCCGAGTTTCATTACTTTGAGACCACGGTTTTACAAAAAATGAACCCAATACTGGACATAATGCATTCAAGATTAATATAAACGGTATTAATACTGTTGTTATAAGTTTATTTGCAGTAGTACATGATTTGCGTGGGTTGGTAAGCCATAATAATAATTCTGCAAATTGCATACCACCCCATCCAATTAATGTAAAACCCAACCATTGGAAATGAGGAATATTAGAACGTAGTAATATAACAGTAGCAATTATAGACATTAAAGTCGTCTTTGCGCTAGACTCTACGCTGTAACACATGATATTATTATATATTATCGTTATTATTTTTTTGGTATTTGGGTGTCTTTTATTGAACTATACAAAACTATATTCGCAATATTTGCAATGATATGAATACTTGCGTGAGCATATGTTGATGACCATATATGCCCGCATTTCATAAAATAAATGCTTAGACCATAACATCCGGTTGAACATACGATAAGTGATGTATATGTAAGAATTGATTGGATATTGTCGTGAATTGTATTGAATGCATAATATGTCTGATATAACACGCCAAATGCCACAGCAATCATATCTAATTTCCGACGCCATGAATTACGTAGAGGATTTCGCCAGTATAGAAGAGATGTCGCGAAAACACTAGCGGGGATTATCGCAAGGTGTGCAGATACAGGATGAGACGACGCATATATTGTAGATGGAAGAGACAACCACGCACAATACCATATAAAATTCGACTGGGATGAGGGGAGGGTCCAGTCGGGTGTAAGTAAAATTGACATATTATGAAAATGATATATATACAAAATGCTATATCTATTTACATAATATTAAAATAGTAAAATGGTGCAACTTATTCCGGGAAACGACAACCCAACGAGAAACGATATTGACGTTTATATCACCCGTGAATTACAGTTCGATACGGAGAATAACTGTCATGATAATAACCTTGAAACAATAGTATATCGCACAGTTCGAGAGATTAATTCTAAGTCTGGTGTAGGTGCATTGCTTCACCCAGCTGAGGAATATTTCATTGAACAAGTTGAATCACGGTTATCGAATTAGTCATCTTTTGATTTTATCAGTGTATGCAGGTTTGTCATATTTCGTTTTACTAATAAACAACACCAACATAATCCAATGCTATATATGATTGACAGTATAACTCTGGTAGATGTACTAAATTGTAACGAATATAATGAATTGTACATAAAAGCCGATAAAATAAATACTCTTATATACGAAAACCACAAGAGATGTATAAAGTCAGTTAGTATATTCAAATATACATGATGTGCATATACATTGTTTATGTGAAAGGAAATGTATAACATAATGTTTGAGACTTCTGTTAAATTGTAGCCTTTCAATAGAAAATCTTTATTATCACCTGTTAATATTTCATATAAGATATACACTCCTGACAAATGGTGAGTAATATACACAAAATTAATATATTCTTTACTTTGTTGTTTATAATCACTTATAAAACGTGATAATATGTATAATGTGTCATAAATATAATATCCAATACTTAGGTGTATATAATAATCAATATTGTAGTCATAATTATAATGAAGTATATACGATACACAATGGATTGAACTAACAATATTATTCGTAATTGCTTGTTCGGGTATATATTTTGATATTTCGAAATAAATTCTTTGCCAGAAAGTAATGATGGGAAGAATATAACCAATATTCAATGTTAAGTTTAACATGATACGCAGTTATAAGTATATCATGTTTAATGTTTATATTGTATCATGTTTAATCCTTGTCTTACTCATTGATATCATCTATCATCAAAGTGACTACGTCTTTCTCTATTCCAACATTCTTTGCTACTTTCCGTATGACTTTATCAATATTGCCATTCTTCTCTCCATCCGTGACGGCTTTAGATAGCTTGAAATATGTTTCATTCTCTCGGGTATTGCTATTTAAACATTTTGGATTTGCCTTCGCCCATTCATTTACAAGTGCAACATTCTTCTGCTCTACGGCAAGAACCGCGTTCGTCATTTTCGCATGGTCAGGACCATCGCGCTCCCATTGGTTATTGTCCTTGACGTATAACGTCTCGCGCTTAACATCACTACAATGAACCGGGCGTTTATATACATCAGTTTTTTGGAGGTTGTCAATAAATATATTTGACATCCCTTCTACATAACCTAACCGTCCAACATTTTCGAGGTCAGTAAGGTTGAGTTGAATTGAATTCACGAAATCCTTCATATTCATCGCATCCTTGCATTTCTCATTCAGAAAAAAATTCATATTGAAGGTACTATTATTGTTATGACTGTTTGTATTTGTGCTATTGAATGTTGCGTGGTCGCCGTTTAATGCGACCCCAGGTGCGCATGCCGACTGGGTTGAAGAGTGCAACTGTGACTGATTATGATTTGTAACTTGTGTATGAGATGCCTTCATTAGCTCCAACATATGTGATTGAAATTGCGTGTTTGTAGTCATCATCTGCAACATCATCGTCATTTTCATTTTAATTTCACGATTTTCATCAGTAAGGTGTTTGATTTTTTTCTTAGTTTGTTCTTCATTGCTTGTTGTTTTTTTACGTATAATAACATTGTCAGTCTGGGGTATTTTTTCTACACTTGTTTGATTATCACTGCATATCTGATTGATATTTTCAGCACCACAATTATTTTTATTACATAACGACTTATGTCGCCATAATCCTGAATGATATTTATATGACTTAAAACAGTAAGGACATTTGTGTCCTCCTCCTTCGGATATTTTCCAAGGTTGGATAGATACAATTGTATCTTTTTCCTCAGGATATGGAAGGATATATCCGTGTTTTTTGTGCTTGGCTGTATCTAAATGTGTATTGTATATACTTTGTTTAAAGCATTTAAAGTCACACTTTTCACAATAAAAATTAGGTGGCATTTTGTATAAATGTATCTTGGATATTTTTTTTGTATCTTTTTGTATCCTAAAATATCCGTTATACAAAAATGTCCATTTTTGACCCCCCAAATTGACCGCCGGCGGCGACCCCAAAAAAGTCAGTCACAGTTTTTTTGCATGAAAAAACGGAAATAAGAGCATAATGGTCACAACCCCAAATTTTGATGTTTTGCATTTCATTTTTAAAATTGGCGGCGCGCAAAGGCCAAAATGGACATTTTTGGCGGACAAAAAATGTCCATTTTTGGGGGGTCAAAATTGGGTATTTTCTCTCAGACCATCGATTTTAAACGAATTATTTTCGGCGGTTTAATCATTGAACCATGATTCAATGTGGATTTGAAAATGAAAGTTTTGAAAACGAGTAATTTTGAACGGAATATTTTTGGCTGTGTTGAGAGAATTCCAATGAAATCTATTCTATACAAATGGGGATTTTTATTCAATAAATGAATTCTCTCGACGCTTACATTTTATAAACCCCAAGCCTGTAAAATTCAGCACCCAATTGCTCGCAATATTGCAGTTCATTCTCTACCTTCGGTAATTTCAAACTGCAATATACCGAGAGATTTTGGTGCTGATATCGCCGGGGTTGGTATTTTCGACCGTATAAACCTGAAACATCCGTCTCGCTGCAGAAACTCCGCATCGATAATTCGAGAGAAATTCAACTCATTTCATAAAATTGAACGAAATGAAATGATACCGTGTAATAAACATCGAAAAAAATGCGACCTCTTCAACTTGTTAGTCCTACCGACCTTCAACCTGGCAAAATATACCTAATTCGAGAGAAACGTCCCGAATACGCACACCTCAACTGCAAAGGTATGTTTGTCAAAAATGAGTACCCCGTTCATACCTACCAATGCACCATGACATATTTTACAAAAGTGGTTTCTACCGGCAATAAATCCCATCCAGACTTGAACCTCCAGGATACATATTGGAACTACTACGAAGCTGATGCCATTCAACGAGCACAGATTAACCATGTTTTGCGCGAAATAACTGGCGACCCCTCATTCGTTTATAATCAGTAAGGGAAATTCCATTCCAAGTTGGGTTGTACCGACTTCAATTCCATTTTCCTGTCACCTTGAACCAAATCCATTGTTTATTCTTTGTTATTATGTATGCATATCTCATCTTTTTTACAATTTGTTGGAATTAAAGTATTCAATGTTTCATGGCCGCAACCCAAACTCTAAACCAAGGATAATCGCAATCATTGAAAACCAACTGAAACCATAATTAAGAGATGCGCCTTTGAGTTTTCCGTAATAGTGAATCATGAAAGGCAACATGATAAAAAAAAGCACCCACGATAAGAACCACCCGGTGAATGCATATACCGAATATTTGATGATTTTGTCATATTTCACATAAAGTTCATAAAGTGTATCCATAATATATAATCATTAGGTAATAAGTATTCATAATACATAGTACCCTATCTCTCTCAATTTATTGTTTGCCAATATCCTTGAAGAACGACGTATCTCCTTGTAGCGTGTATTTTTTTCCGGTTCGAACATCGACGTAGCCATCAGTATCGGCGCAATTCTGGGCAGGCCAGCCAGTGTAACAGTACCACCCTGTGATTTTGGTGACATGCTCACGAAGTACCATGACGTAGTCATGATATAGTGTGGCATATTCCTCGCAACTCGAATTGTAATGTTCGATGGAATGAAGATGTGACGGGGTAATTTTCTGGTATTCATGCCAAGAACGTATAAAATGCGTTCGGTATTTATTCGTAGTCGCGGCGGCGGCGGTAGTAGATGATGACATCGAGAGTATGTACGTTGATTGATAACACTTGAAATGCATTCAAGTCTAAAAAACATTTCAATTTTATACAATAATATCTATATTCAGCCGACATACAGGGCAAGTTTGATGTTGAAACAACCATCTTGAAATACATAACGCGTGGAATTTATGACCACATGGCAATATCAACCATGCTTGAATATTCTCTACATCCATACAAATACAGCATTCATCATTTGGAGAAACATTCATTATCACTGGTAGTTGTGCCGGTAAAGAGACAATTTCACGTTGTACAATAGCGGCTGCGGCTGCGGCTGCGGCCGTGGAATTATTTGACGGTAGTACATAACGATATTGATTACAAAAATAGAACGACGAAACAAGACATACACTAGAAACAATAATAATTATATATATCGAAAAAAGTAGTAACATGTGAATATTTAAAACACTTTTTCCTACATTACACACCGTGATAAAATCAAACTGTGGTGGAAATGTCTTTATAAAGTACCCTATTTTTATTGCTAGTTCAACGATTGAAAATATCAATCTGGATTTAGGCCACTGTTGATGCTTCCATTGATTATACTCGTCAATTGATGAAAAGATAGTGCCGTATCTTCGATAATGTGCATACTCATAACGCGTACTGTTTGCGGTAGATAAAAACATTGCTCCAATCATCAAGATATACAGTTCAGGTACAGCGCACATCGTGAGTGTTGTCGTATAAACAACAAGTCCAATTGATTTCAATAACACATATATTTTCGAAAAAAAACGACGGTCATCATATATAAATTGTGGTCCAATATTTGTTTCTACATTTCTATTCAAAATATCCACTGCATAATCCATTATTTATATGTGTTTCATAATTGATTATACAAATATAACGATATAGGTTTAAATCCAACTACCTCCGCCGCGCGGTTGAGCACGCATATCCATCGAACCGCGCAAATTACTATTACTATTACTACTATTCAAACGCGAATATTCTGGCTGTTGAGGCGGAGCACGATATACAGCTTGTGCTGCAAACTGAGGAGGTGTTCCAACCGGAGCATATTGTTGAGGTTGAGGCATAGTTTGACCTCTCTGAGAACCGCTTGCCATACCATTTCCATTTGAACCACTGTTATCACCAAAGCTCGTCATACTACTATTTGGTCCTCGCATAGCCATGTTTTCCGTTCCTGAACTGCCGATATTATTCCCGACATAGCCGCTCCCACCGCCGCCGCCCCCATTAACAATATGATTACTAGCATTTGATTGTTGAGACTGTTGTATATCCAAATTACGCTTTTGTTGCAACTGCTCTAATGAAACACTTCCCACCTTGTCTGGAGAATAATTGTCAGGCGGCGTTTCAATTTTATCCACGATGTCAATCGTCGCATAGTTATACAGCTGCCGCATTCCACCGTTTCCTTTCGCGGAGAGTTCATCAGAACTTTGGTCTAAAAAACTGTAATTGTCAGATGCAACACCAAATCCACCCATACTTTCGCGTCCCAATGAAAACGCATTCGGTTCGCCGTTGAAATTTGTCGCCTGATTATTAAGAGCAACATTCTTCGGTTGAAAATGCTGTAAAATTTGCTCACCGTAAAGCACCATATGTCCCTTATTCAAGAGTAACAATGCGGGAACACGATTGACTTGAGGCGGTAAAAGTACCTTTTCACCGGTTTCGGTAACAATATGCCATGCACCCGAACCATTCGCCGCCCTGACGCGTTTATCGATGCAAAGAAAATGAATGTCATCTTGCACGCGCGATTTAGACAACGCAGTGAGAACTGCTTTGGATTTATCACAATGATTACTATAATAGATAATACACGACATTCCTTATTACTAAAGAATACATAAGTTTTTATGTATTTTTTAACGCGTTTAATGCCATTCGATGAAATAAAATTGATTAGAATACAATAGTTTATAACAATATAATATAAACCGTTCCATTATTGTTATTCAACGAAAGAATATGTCGTCAGCATCATCATCATTCAATCGAGGCGCCGCTGCAGCAGTTTCAACACCACCGCCTCGTTCTGCCCCTTTCCACTCCGTTTCGGCTGTTTCTAAATACATACCACGTCTCGTGTCTAAAACCGATGAAAATGGCCAACTCAAGTTCTCGATTGACCGTCTGAATGTAAGTTTAGCGAATGCACTACGACGTGTTATTCTATCTGACATTCCCACATTCGTGTTTCGCACATTCCCATATGCTGAGTGTAAGGCAAGTATAACCGTGAATACATCGCGTATTCATAATGAAATTGTAAAGCAGCGCCTTAGTTGTATTCCCATTCATATCACTGAGACTGATTTTCCTTACCAGGAATATGTACTGGAGGTGAATGTTGTTGCCGATGGTGGTGAAATTCGCTATGTTACGACAAAAGACTTTAAATTGAAGAACAAGACAAACGGCAAGTATCTCACCGATGTCAAAGTCCATGAAATTTTCCCACCAAACCCCATTACGGGCGATTACATTGAGTTTATGCGTCTTCTTCCGAAAATGACTGAATATGGCGAAGGTGAGCAACTAACACTTACATGCGAAATTGATATCGGAAGTGCAAAGGAGGACGGCGCATTTAATGTAGTAAGTACATGCGCATATCAAATGACGATGGACCCATCGAAAGTCGATGATGCATGGCGTGTGAAAGAGGCAGAACTTGTCAAGGAAGGTGTGGCAGCTATCGGCAGTGAAGAGATGAAAGCACAGAGAAAGAATTGGGCACTCCTGGATGCTCAACGCCAGACGAAAGAGGACAGCTTCGATTTCGTTGTTGAGACGGTAGGAGTATTCTCGAACGCGGATATCGTGAGTAAGGCGGCGCAGATTATGATAAACAAATGCACAAAGTTTATTCGCGATATTGAAAGCGGAGAGAACCATATCATTCCTACAGTAAGTACGATACAGAATGGTTACGACATTGAACTGAAGGGTGAAGATTATACACTAGGAAAAGTTCTCGAATTCTTCCTACACGACAAGCATTATGCAGATGACCAGACAGTTACCTACTGCGCATTTCGAAAGATACACCCACACAACCCGGATAGTATGATACGTGTAGGGTTTGCAGATACAGTGGGTGTAGATGAAGGAATTGTGGCTGAATATATCACGACATGCGCGAGAGATGCAATTGCCGTGTTTGAACACATCCGTGACCAGTTCAGGGAGTATTAATGTATATATGAACTAATAAAATAGGATGAGTTGAATAATAAAAAAATGATTTTAATATTTTTATTATTTACACGCTATTACATTATATATATTTATTATAAAGTATTATATATAACGTAATATGGATAAAGGTTCCTCAACAGATTATGTAGAATATACTGTTGAAGAACCTCTCCTCGAATTAGGCGAACTTCACGCCAATCGAGAACAAATTAAAGAATACATCAGGTCCAAACAACTTACCCGGCCCATTACACAATCGGAAGAAGAAGAACCCAAAGCTGGAAAATCCAAAGCTAGACCTGTCGTCCGCAAAGAAGAAAAAAACAAATTCGGCGAAGTATTCACACCGAACAAGTTAATTAAAGATATGCTTGATAAATTACCGAAGGAACTATGGGGCGACCCAACCAAAAAATGGCTGGACCCCGCTACAGGCTTCGCGAACTTTCCGATTATGGTTTATGAGGGTTTGATGGAGGGTCTTGCGGATCATCCGGAATTCACAGACTCAACCGTACGCAGCGAACATATCATTAAGCGAATGCTTTATATGGTTGAATACAACAAGGATAGCTGCAAAATAATCCGACAGAGATTTGGTACCGCTGCGAATCTATTATGCGGTAGTTTTTTAGAACATATTATATTCCCAGACAGTACAACTGAATTCGATGTAATTGTAGGCAACCCGCCATTTAATGCAGACCAGACACATGAAGGTAAAAAAGGCGGAGGCAGCAACTTGTGGCCTGAATTCGTAAATAAATCATTAGATATGCTATCTCATCATGGATATCTCTTATTCGTACATCCCGCGTTATGGAGAAAACCGCCATCTGACCGGGCAAGAACACTGTTTGATAAAATGGTTCATGATAATCATATGTTATACCTAGAAATACATAGTAAGCCTGACGGTTTTAGAGATTTCGGAGTTCAAACAAGGTACGATTATTATGTTATACAGAAGAGACAACCAAACCCGAGTAAAGATTTTACCGTCGTAAAAGACCAAATAGGACAAGAACATCCTTCAATCGATTTATCTCGTTGGCGGTTTCTACCGAACCATAGCTTTGAATTGATAGAACCATTATTAAGCGACAAAAAAGAAGATTATGTTATATTTAGTCGTGGGCAGTATGGTTCGGACAAAGATTGGGTAATAAGTGATGAAAAAAAGAGAGAGAATATAGAAAAAGATCGTGAATATCATGAATTTAAATTTCCGTTGGTCCATTCTACAACATTAAACGGACCTAAAATTTATTGGTCTAAGCGATTGAATGATGATTGTAAAGATTGTAAAAAGATGTTTGGTGTTCCAAAATTGATATTCGGAGAGTCAGGAATAAATACTGTCATTATTGACGATAAAGGTGAAAATGGAATGACGCAAGGAGCAATGGCAATCAAAATATCAGGCCGAGGCCAAGGTGAGATAATGAAAAAGGTCATTGAAAGTGCTGAATTCCACCGAATTTTAGACGCGATGTCATTTTCAAACTTCAGAATCGATTGGCGTATGTTTCTTTATTTTCGACCTAATTTTTACACAGACCCACAATTTGCAACTACGACCCCTTTTGTTAGGCCATCTGTATTAAAAAAAAGAGAAGCCAGAGAACAAGACCTCATGATGGATTTTGTCCAAACTAAAATAGCCCGTGATGATCCGCCAAAAACAACAAAGCCAAAAACAACAAAGTCAAAAACAACAAAGTCAAAAACAACAAAGTCAAAAACACAGTCACCGGTTAGTGAAGGTGGAAGAAAACGAAATTGTCGTAATTGCACGAAACGAAGAAAACAGTATTTAAGATATACAAGAAAAAAGTATTAGTATTACACACCATGCTTACCTCTAATATAATGAATAATGAATATAGTACGTTATCCTACCTACAAGCCATTAACAACAGATGCCATCGTGTCGTCCTCTATTGCCCCCGCCTGCTCTGCATTCGCTGCCGCCGTTCCGAAATCCATCGTCGCCGCCTCTTGTCGCGGTAATCTGTAATCATGTCCCTGGGTGAATATCGCATCGTCAGGCTGGTAAATACTGAATTCGGTGCCGGCGGTCAATCGAAACAAATTTGTGAATGCAAACATCGATAATATTCTCCATGCTGAAACAGAGATGTCACGCAATTCAAGGAACGACCATACAACAGCGTCGCGATGTTGTGCGTCAAAATTTTCAAAGTACAAGAAGATGTCTGAAATGACGAGACGTTCAGCATTAAGTTGTTTCTCTCGGTTGGCTTCAGTATGCGGCTGGTCCATCGTAGTCATGGCATTCACAAGTATAACCGATGTTCCGGTGAGTTTGCAAAGATTGGAAAACCTGGTTTGTAGTTTTCCGCTCGCAACAAGAAATGTCGCAACAAGCTGATTTTGAGGCCCGCGTTCATGGCGACTATATCCCGGAGCAGCGTGTGAATGAGAGCGCTGTAACGGGGATGCGCTCGGTACATCGTCGCTTTGACACATTTCGAGGTCTTCGTCGCCTTCACTCGCTGTTTCGATGTCATCATCGGCGTTGTTGCTGCGGAAATGCGAACGGCCCAATTCAGCATCTTCTTCTTCTTCTTGGTACCTGCGTGCGATGAGTGAAATCATTTGGTTGGTTCTGTTCAAGAAAGCCAGCTCTTTAGCCATAATGAGTGCAAGCGCTGCATTGTCGTGGTGAATGTGATTGTCGGTAAAATCCGACATAGCACGGGAACTTGCAATGTTGGCAGCAACTGACGGAAGACAACCGGAAGTGATGCTCGCGATGTCGCGGCGCTCGATTTCGGCTTCTAACCGGCGGATGTTGGTGAAAATTGGATTTCCATTGTGAAGGTTGTGACGCATGGAGGTTGTGTAATTCAACGCAGAGTATTTGATTTTGTCTCCGTCTGATGTGAATAGCCCTGGAAGATTTGTAATCGCCCTCATAGTATTGTAAATGTCGCCGTTCTTAAGGAATGATAACATGTTGTTCGTCGTCGGTATAGTAATGTGCTTGGTCGCTGTGGTATCATGATAACTTTGAAAAACATTTCAATTTTTTTCATTCACCATAAACCTTATCGCCGGCCGTTCTGTAGATTTGTAAAAATTGTGTAAAAATATATGTAAAATTATATTGTCATTTTACATATAAAGAAGCTACATGGCTAACTATCTAAATGCAGATATAAGTGGTCAAAGTTTTAGTGGGGCAAATTTAAGTGGGGCAATTTTTACGGGCGCCAATGCTACGAATGCCGATTTTACGAATGCCAATGCCACGAGTGCCAATTTTACGAATACAAATATAACAAATGCGATATTCAAAAACACGATTATAACTAGTGCAAATATTAGCACACTCACATTTAGTAATTTACAGAAGGGTCAATTATTGTTACGTTCGACAAATCAAACAATATCAGCAATAAATAATTTAACGTCACTTACTCTACGTGAGTTTCAGATTATACAGCCGGCTGTTTCATCTGATATGATTGCTGCTATACAAACCGTTACAGTAAAAATTCCTAATAGTCAAGGACAAGGATATACGACTTTAATTACGCCTATAATCAATCAACTAGTATGTATATTTGTTGCAACGAACCAGAATATCATAATATCCACAACTGTCGGGAATGTAAAAACAATACGAAGCAATGGTACAGTAATTCAGGATGTAGATAATGCAAATACACCAATAAATTATCTTAAAATAGGAACTTTACCATATCGTGTTACTGTTGGAAACGGTGATGGAGTAATTTCATTGATACCAGTAGATTTGAATGCATATCAGGTATATGGGTCTGGATTAGGGGATATTATTTCTTTAGGGTTTGGTAGTGGTGGAACAGGACCCACCGGAACATTTGGAGCTACTGGACCCACTGGACCTACAGGACGCACAGGACCTACCGGGCCAACTGGATGCACTGGTTCTACAGGACCAATAACACCCGGACCAACCGGGCCAACTGGACCTACTGGACGCACTGGACCGACTGGTCCAACCGGACCAACTGGACCTACCGGGCCAACTGGACCTACTGGGCCAACCGGGCCAACCGGACCAACCGGGCCTACCGGGCATACCGGGCGAACTGGACCCACAGGACCTACAGGACCCACAGGAACTACAGGACCCACTGGACCTACAGGACCTACCGGGCCAACCGGGCCAACAGGACCCACAGGAACCACAGGACCCACTGGACCCACTGGACCAACTGGAACCACCGGGCCAACTGGACCTACTGGGCCAACTGGACGCACAGGACCTACCGGGCCTACCGGGCCAACTGGACCTACCGGGCCAACTGGACCCACAGGACCCACAGGACCCACAGGACCCACAGGACCTACCGGACCCACAGGACCCACAGGACCAACAGGACCCACAGGAACCACAGGACCAACTGGAACCACAGGACCAACTGGACGCACAGGACCGACCGGACCAACAGGAATCACAGGACCAACAGGACCCACAGGAACAACAGGACCAACTGGACCAATAACCCCAGGACCGACTGGACCAACAGGACAAAATGGACCAACTGGACCAACTGGACCAGTAGGGGCGGTTGGAGTGATGGGAACGACTGGTCCAGCAGGTTCTAATATTATATTGTATTTGAACAGAAAAGATAATGCTGGTGTCACATCTATAAATCAACTTTCATTGATATCTGCTACATCTAATTTATTTTGGTCGGAAAGTGCAACAACAATAGCATTTGATGTATCAGCTGTTTCGACTGTAGTGGCAAGTTCATATGCTGGGTTATTTTCATCATTTACACGTGAGAGTTTTATAACTTCTGGATCATGGAAACTTAATTTGTTTGCAAGGAAAAATGCAGGATTGGTTTCACCTATACTGTATAGTGGATTGTATATTGTTTATAAATATGTTCCATCTGGATTTTATTTAAGAACTGGTGGTGGTTCCAACTGGCGTGACTTTATTCCATTGTTAAATCCAGATACAACTAATAATCTTCAAGGTT